AGGGCCTGACCCTAATATTCAACTGCCCGTTGTAGGTGTCTAGATCAATCGGGTAGGTCTGGGTGGCTGTGACTGTGCCCTCTGCGCTGCTGCTGTCGCCACCAACGGACTTGGGGTTGTTGAACCCCGAGCCCGAATTCTGTAGCGGCAAAAGCTGCATGGTCAAGCTAGGCGTTGTTCCGGCGGTGGAGCCGTTGAAGGTCAGGTCTGGCAGCATCCTCCAGACAAACGCAAAGTTGTGCCCATCGCCAATATCAAATTGAGATGATGTGATGAACGCACTGATCGCAACCGGGGTGGCTGTGGTGGCATCGTCTACCCCCAGTTCATGTTGGACAAGGTTGTTGCTGTAGGTGGCAGCGAGTGGGTAGTCTTGAAGGCCGCTGTCCAGCCATGCAGTACGGGCCATAGAGCCGTAGTACCAGATGTTCTCTAGGTAGTTGTAGACCACATAGCTGTCGTTGGTTGTAGAGCCGTTACTGGGGTAGAACCACCACACCTCATTAAAACCCTCATTGGTAGATGCATAGACTTGCTCAAACTGCGTTCGATCAATGTCGTTGTAGACGTACCTGAGTAAGTCACAGCTAAGGGTTTGCAGTCGCCCATCGTACTTGTAGAACTTGTCTACCCCCATCCAATAAATAGTCCCCGCCGCCAGCGTTACTGCATTGGGGCCCGTAAGCGAGATGTTGTCGCCAAGTAGCTGTGGCCCCCAGACATATGGTGGGCCAAGGTACTGGAATGAATACAGCGCAGCATCTGTGAAGATTACGATCTCTTGCTTACTCTGAACAGCCGTGACAATGGTGGAGCCGTGGGACAGACCAATACTGCCCGACTGATTGGTAATAGCGGGCGTCCACATAGACGGGTCTTCTTGATCGGACCACCGAACCAGCATGGGGTCAACCGTGGAAGCGCCGATGTCATTGGTGCCAAAGCAAAGCACAAACCGGCTGGCATCGGAGACAAGGAAGAAAATTTGACTCAGCGGGACATTGCTTGCTGTTGGCAGCGCCGACAACAACACGCCTCTTTGGGATATGGTCTGCACGCCCGACTGCGTACCCGAGGTGTTAATTAGAGTAGCAGCATCCATAACCGTTGAGGAAACTGAAACCCCTGCACTAACACTGTACGTACCAACTCCACCAGTACCTGTCCCTGTAAAAGTTATTGTTCCAAGAAATGTCGGGTAGTAAACTGTCATCCCTGCCAATAATGTTCCTTCTACTACAAAAGTAACCGTTAGTGTGTTAACGCCTGCGCCAGAACAAGAAGCTTCTATTGTTGCTACTGTGCTATCTAAAGAAAGATTAAACGTGGTAGACGACACATACCGGGTGTAATAGGTTGTGCCTACCAGCAGACCTGTAGGCAGTGCGCCGGAAGTCTCAAAGACGATTGGGGTCAGATCCGGCAGATTCAGTGTGGTGGTGACAACGCAGGGGTTGGCAATTGTCATAGTCACAATAGGCGCTATGTAACCAATAGTGGCATCCCAGTAGTACAGCGGCCCATCTCTTGGGCCGTACAGCAGATCTTCGCCAAAGTTGAATTGGTTCCAAATTCGCAAAACTTCAGCAGAAGTTGAACCGTTCCCCCAAGTTCCCGCGCCCCACGCGCCCGCCCCCCATCCAATCAGCGGAACTGCAAAACTCGGGCCGGGATTGACTTGGTACACGGCATAGACTGTCCCGCCGCCTGTAGCTGCTGACGGCGCAGTTGCAACCGTGATAGTGTAGGTTGAACCTGAAGAGTACGATATCTGGTACTCCCCCGTTATGAGTACGCCACCAACGGCGGTGCCGCCTGTAAACGTCACGAAGCTGTTGTTTATGTACCCCCCGCCGGCATCCGTGACCGTAACCGTGGTGGTGCCGTTTGTGGTAAACGGGCCGGTCAGGGTGTGGACTGCCTGCGTAGGCGTGATATCGTAGTAAGCACCACCGTTGGATATGTAGAACTTTAGGCTGGTGCCAACTCCAATGAGGCTTTGGTATCCCAGCGTCACCCAGTTCCAGAGGGAGCGGCAAACACCGAGGAACGTGTTTGCAGATGTCCGCACCCAACCGCCTATCTTCTCGGGTGTTCCCTGACGGAAACGCACGTTATCCGACTCGTAGTAGCCCCCTTCGTTAGCGTACCGCGTGTTTTCTCTGTTTACACCGGACTTGAGTTGGATCTTTTGCAATGGCATATCAGGTCACCCTTATCCACTCCGGTTTGCCTTGGCCTCTGGAGAAATGTGGTGTGTCCACCAGCGTCCTGCCGTTTCCACCCCACGAATTCAGAGGGTTCAACGACTCCCAGTATGCGCCAAGTGGGGCCAGCGTTTCTTTGTCCCAGACGATTTTACCGTCTTTGAAAAGATTCAGGTCAATTGCGCACCGCCGCAAGTGAATTGAGTCCATCGTCTTGCTGCGGCCCGTCTTGACGTAGATGGCTTGCTGCTCCGGGGTACGGGCTAGTTCGCCTCCGGTGACCTTGAACCCGGTCGCTGTGGCGTGCTGGATCAGCTTGCAGGCATCAAGCAAGAAGGCGGCTTGTTCATCGCTTAGGCTCATTTAGAACCCCGGCGCATTTCCATCACCTTCTCAAACGTGCGACCACCAAAATACGCGGTCATCACCAACATACCCCACTGCCCGAGCAGGTTGACATACGTCTCCGCGATTTTGTACCCGTAGCCGTCAAGCAGGGCAAACACCACGTAAGCAGTCAGGAGGTACACAAGAGTTCCGGGGCGCACATTCTTGGACAGCCATGAGTCGGAGGACATATCAGTCTTCCAGCGGTCACTGATGTTGTCTTCTTGGTTGGCTTGCGCAGCAAGCAAGACTTCAAGTTCTTCTTGCTCCAGACGCGCCTTCTCGATGCCAAGTTCAAGCAGGCGCTCCTCATGGTCGAACTGAAGCTGGCGCAGCTTGGCAACATCTTCTGGCGCTAGGTCATCAGGGATGCTGACGCCCAGCGTTTTCTCGACAACCTGCTTGCCCTTTGCCTGAATTGCAGACGACAGCAGCCCCAAGCCGTTAGAGGCAAGGGACGCAAGCAGGGATGCGACTATTGGGATCACTAGCTAAACATCAAAAACATATTCCCACCGGGAAAAATCCAGCCTGTATTGTTGCCCAAGTTTGTACTGAACAACGCATTCCATGTAGCCCCACCCGTAGCGTTGCTGTCTTGAATGGCTAAATATTGCGCGTTGACCGTACCGGAAGCCTTTGACAGGGTTGCCTGCGTTCCCGCAGAACTGCTGTTGATGGTAATCAGATTTCCAGCCGTGCCAGACAAGCCAAAGGTAGACACCGTCTGCGTTGTGCCGGCCGTAAAGGTAACCGTGTTAGGTTGAACGGTGTTGGCAATGTTATTGAAGGTGTTGCTACCGCTGATGGTCAATGCCCCCGCGCCACCTTGGTTCAAGTTGTAGTAAGTTGATCCGCCGCCAGCAAAAGTTTTTGCTGATGCACTTGTCATGGATATTGTTGATGTGCTGGGGTTAAGTGTCAAACCCGTTACGGTGGCTGTGTTCCATGCGGATGCTCCGCTACCCGTAATTGTCCAAGTACCACTACCCATATCCAAGGTGCGAGTATTACTGTTACTTGAACTAAAAGCACCTGTACTTATCGAAATGTTATTAAGATTAAGCGCGCCCTCAGTCAATGTAAGCGTACCTACAAGAGTTAGCGGGCCAAATAGATCAACTGTTATTCCAGCGCCGTTAACTCCAAAACCACCAAACGTTAGGCCACCACCGTTAAAAAATGTAGAAACCAGAAATGTTATGGTAAGGCCCGTATATGTCGAACCAAAATAATCAAGGTAAAGAGCGTTTGTTATATTTACGCCTCCAGTTACCGTGCCAAAAAAGTTTTGAATATCTAAAGTATTGAAGTAACTGCTGTTGGTTATTGTTAGCGCGGAAGTGCCAGTATTGACGGTCAAGTTGGGGGCGTTGGCAGTTGATCCCCCAGCAGTCGAGCCAAAAGCTACCGTTGCGGTAGCCGCTTGATCGCGGATAAACGCTGCCGACCCAAAGACATTGGCCTGAGTAAAACCTGTGGCGTCTGCCATTGACAAAATAGTGGTTGCTGCTGTGGTGCTGGTCAGGATAATGTTGTATCCGTTAAAATTAATAGCTCGGGTTAAAGTTCCAGAGGAACTAAAAGCACCTGTACTTAACGCGCTGCCACTAATCTCAAGCGTGCCCTCAGTTAACGTTGTTGTACCCGTAGGGTCTACGGTCATAAAACTAGCTGTGACGTTAATTCCAGCGCCGTTAACTCCAAAACCACCAAACGTTAGGCCACCACCGTTAAAAAATGTAGAAACCAAAAATGTTAAGGTAAAACCCGTATATGTCAAACCGAAATTCAGATTAAAAGTGTTTGCTATATTTACGCCTCCGGTTACCGTACCATAATAACCTGTAATATTTAGGTCATAGAAGTAACTGTTGGGAGTAATAGTAAGGTCAGAACCACCCGTAGTAATCTGCAAGTTCGGGGCATTGGTAGTCAATCCACCAGCAGTTGAGCCAAAGGCTACCGTTGCGGTAGCCGCTTGATCGCGTATAAACAGCCCCGAGCCTGTCCAAGTAAAGTTAGTGGCGTCTGCCATTGACAAAATAGTGGTTGCTGCTGTGGTGCTGGTCAGGATAATGACGTCTCCGCCAAAAGTAATATCTCGGGTTAGGGTTCCGGAAGAACTAAAAGCACCTGTATTTAGCGTGTAACCACCAAGATTAAGCGTGCCCTCAGTTAGCGTTGTTGTACCCGTAGGGTCTACGGTCACATATTGAAGCGAAACGGTTATTCCCGCCCCATTAATTATTACATTGCTAAATATTGGACCAAAGAAGAGGCAGGCAATACTTCCAGTGCCAGTAATTGTTAAAGTACCAGTCCAAGAAAGAACTGCGCCGCCCGAGTAAAAGAAAAAACTACCCGCAACAGTAAGTGCCGCAGTACCCGCAATAGTCCCCGCCCCAAAACCACTTTGAACTTCAACTGTTTTTGCCCCAGTGTTTCCGGTGGAAATAGTAACCGTATCTCCATACTGATCAAAAATCACATCATCAGCCGTAGTAGGAACGGGTTCCCCACCAGTACCACCAGAACTAAGCGCCCATTTAGTGCCAGCAGTACCATCCCAATTGTCTGTGCCACCAACCCAATAAAGATTTGCCATTTATGCCTCCTTATGCTTGTGTGGTGACGGCGACAACATCCCAACGGGTGTTGGTGCTGTTGTAGACGCAACCGACGTAGAGCATCTTGTTGGCGGTTGTAGTGGTGGGCAACGTAGTGCCGATCACTGTGTAAGTGGCGTTCCAAGTAATAGCTCGGGCCGTGCCGTTGTCCAAGATGCGGATAATCAGCTTGTTGCCGTCTACAGGAGTGCCAATTGGGGCTGCAACCGTCAAAGGAACCGCTTGGGCTGTCAAGTTGTTCTGGTCATAGGCCGAAATATCCGGGGTGAGCGTAGCGGTACTGGCAGCGGACAATGTTCTTGGATCAATGCGCTTGTTGGTCAGCGTGGCTGTGCCGCTACCCGTTGGAAACCCGCTTGCTGCATTTGTGTTGTTGCCAAGGGCGGTAGCTACGCCAGTGCCAAAGCTAGTGATGCCTGTGCCGCCGGATAGAACGGGGAGGGCAGCGCCAAGGATCAACGCTGCAAAGTAGTTCTGGGCAACGATGATGTCTGTGCCGTTGCTGACAAGTGCCATCTTTGCCGCAGCAGGAATAGACACCCCCGTCTGGCCGGTGACTTTAAACGTAATGGCCGATGCCGTGTTATTGAAAACAAAGTACATCTTTGTCTTGGTTGCAGGAACCGCAACGCTGCCACCACCCGTGCCGTTAAGCTGGATGTAGATGCTCCGCGCCACACCTGTAGTACCGTTGGGGATAGTAATTGTGTCTGCACCCCCCGTGGCTGAATAGGCTTGATACCCCAACGCCTCATCAAGCATGTTGGTGATATTGGAGTTAACCGTTGCGCCCCATGTGCCAGACAACTCCCCCGTAGTTGGGAGGGCTAGCGCCAAATTTGTACTATACGTTGTTGCCATTAATTTCTCCTACGTTGCAATACTCTGCCAAGTGGGCGTTGGTGGATTCTCTATCACCCCCCATGCGGGTGTCTGCGAATCATCAATAACAGACCAAAACGCAATTCCAAAACTTTCTACCGCCCCTGCGGCTACCACCCCCGTCAGCGCCAGCGAGTGGCTAGGTGCTACTGCCCCCACTGCCCCGGTTGCATCCGCTCCAGTTAACGCCATTTCAATGCCGTTAACTACAAAGCCTACCGCACCCGCCGACACAACACCTGTTAGGGCTACCGAGAACTCTGGGGCAACCGTGCCAACTTCTCCTGCCGCCACTACGCCCGTTATGGCACTGGCAGTGCTTGCTACAACTGTCCCTACAGCCCCAGATGCCGCTACACCTGATAGGGCTACCGAAGTACCTACTGCAACGGTCCCAACGGCCCCCGTTGTTACGTTCCCGGTCAGGGGCATCGTTATGCCTGTACCGACCGTGCCAACTTCTCCTGCCGCCACTACACCCGTTATGGCACTGGCAGTGCTTGCTACAACTGTCCCTACAGCCCCCGATGCCGCTACACCAGATAAGGCTACCGAAGTACCTACTGCAACGGTCCCAACGGCCCCCGTTGTTACGTTCCCGGTCAGGGGCATCGTTATGCCTGTACCGACCGTGCCAACTTCTCCGCCATCACCCCAGCCAAGAGACATGACATCAGGTTGTTGACAACCGCAGAAGCGCAGTGGTCGTTGAGCTAGTCGGCATGGTCAGCGTGAAAACGCCTGCCGTAATTGTCTGGCTGCTGAAAGTGTGGACACTGACCGCTGTGTCGCCCTGCGTATCGTTATAGACCAATACCGCATCGAAAGCAGCAAAGGTTACAGGTGTTGCACTTGCCCCATACACAATACTTGCTGAAGGTGTCCAGTACCCCACCCCCGCAGTGGCTGAAGCGTTGGTTGCTACCGGCACGTTGGCGTTAGTGATAACTTCCCCGCCAGCAGAGTAGTTGGCTGAAGAGACCTCGTTGCTCGCGCTGTACGCCGTGGTTGCGGCGTTTACTGTTGCCCCGACAAGGTACAGAGCCGCTTTAAACGAGTCTTTGGTAGGCGCAGTCAAGCTAGTCCTGCTGGTCAGCGTGATGGTGCCAAATTGGTGCCCACCATTGAGCAACTGGCCCAAGAAGGAGGTGCACATTGATTGTGTATTTGCCATAATTTATCCTAGTGAAGCTGCTTCAAGACCTGCAAACATGGACTTTTTTAGAGCTACATGTGCAGAACGATGTACCAATTCGCCCCCCAACCAATACTCCACCCATGTCGTGGTTTCGTTGTCGTTCTCTATGGCCCCCTCCCGCTTGTCCAGCAGGGCTTCGTCCATCAGACCTTTGGTCGTTGTGATCATGGTAGCCTTATCAGTGCAGTTGTAGATGAGTTGGTTGGCACCACAACGGTGAACGCTGTGGTAGTGGTTTTGTCAGCGCCAAAGTCCAATACTGCCACCGATTTGTTGCTCTTGGATGCATTGTAAATCAGTGCCCCCCGTGCTGTAAACGCACCGGTAGTCCAGACGACATTGCTGAAGTTTACAAAGGCGGTGGTGTCTGTGACACTGACTGAGATGCCGGTCATCACTTGCCCTGCCGCCGTGTAGCCCGTACCTGAGATCTCCCCAGTCGCGGTGTAAGCGGTGGTGGTTGCCCCTATATTGGCGTTGGCTGTGTACAGCGCCATATAAAAAGTATCCGTGGAGAAATTGTGTACCGCTTCAAGCAATTGCTGCTTGAAGGATGTGGTCAGGGTTTGGGCGATGCTCATGTTACTGGAATCCTAGCTTGCCCACTGCGGTATGCGTCTTGACGCTCAAGTCCATCACCCAGACGTTTGAGTTGTCCCATTGCTTCTTTGTACTTGCCGTCATACAGGGCAATCATGTCCGTCTCACCCTTCATGTAGGTGTACGCCTCAACC